TTTAATAAAATTCATGGTGAAGCTATAAAGTCTGAAATTGATTATTATAAGTTTGAAGAAGGCAGAAATAAATTTAGACTAGTTGGTGAGGTTTTACCAAGATATGTTTATTGGAAACAAACATTAGATTCTAAGAAGAGCATTGCTATTGAATGCTTAAGTTTTGATAGAGAAAAAGAAAAGTTTACTAATGTAGAAAAGGATTGGTTTTCAGAGTATTTCCCTGAAGAAAAGTGTAGCTGGTCCTATTTAGTCCAAGTTATAGACCCTAAAGATAACAAAGTTAAGGTACTTGGACTAAAGAAAAAACTATTTCAATCAATGTTAGATTTAGCACAAGAACATCTTGGAGATCCGACAGACGCAGAAAATGGTTGGGATGTGGTTGTTTCTAAGAAGAAAACTGGCCCATTACCTTTTAATGTAGAATATACATTAGATCAGTTAGCTTGTAAAAAGAGAGCATTAACTGCTGAGGAAAAAGAGCTTATAAAGAATATTAAGCCCATAGATGAGTTATTCCCAAGACCTGCCCCAGAAGAGCAAAAAGCTTTTATTGAGAGAACTTGGATTAATGTAGAATCTAAGGAAGCTGATGATATACCACCAGAAGTAAGTGAAGAAATAGACTAATAGTAAAAAAAGAGAGGCAAAATTTTGCCTCTCTTTTTATTGGATATATTAAATGAAGATATTATTTACTGCTGATTGGCATATAAAACTAGATCAAAAAAATGTACCGAAAAACTGGCAAATAAATAGATATAAAGATTTATTTGGTAAAATAGAACATTTAGCCAGAAAATATGATGTAAGTCAAGTAATTGTTGGCGGGGATATATTCGATAAAATTCCTAGTATGGAAGAATTAGAATTGTTTTTTAACTTTTTATCCTATCCACATGAAAATTACGTTATAATATTATATGATGGAAATCATGAAGCTACTACTAAAGGTAAAACTTTTTTACATAATCTAGCCCCAATTATTTCTAAAGTACATAAAAATGCTATGGTTATTAAAAATCCATGTAGTATTCGCAATGTTGATTTTATACCATATACGCATATAAAGACATTAGGTTCAATTAATTTAGAACCAAGCGATAATAGGGTACTCTGTACTCATGTTAGGGCGGAAATACCACCGCATGTTCTACCAGAGATAGATTTAAAACTATTAGATAAATGGAAAGTTGTTTTAGCTGGTGATCTACACTCGTATACTAACTCACAAAGAAATATATTATATCCAGGTTCTCCATTGAGCACATCATTTCATAGAAATAAAGTAAAGAATGGATTAATAATATTTGATACGGAAACATTAGAACATGAATGGATTGACTTAGAATTACCTCAATTATTAAGAAAAACTATTAATAGTGTAGATGAGGCTATTCAAACCGATTATGATCATACAATATTTGAAATAGTAGGTAATTTACAAGAATTAAATAATGTAACACTAGGTATTAATAACATAGATAAGAAGATTGTATATAAAGAATCCAATAAACAGTTAGACTTATCTAATAAAACTATCCATGAGGAATTAGAAATATATTTAAAAGATATACAGAAGTTATCTGATAGTGATATATCTAATGTATTAAGAATATTTAGTGAGGCATATAATGATAATATTTAAAAAGCTATGCTGGGATTACTGGTTCTCTTATGGAAAAGATAATGAAATAGATCTAAACTTAAATAACTTAACACAACTAATAGGTGTTAATGGTAGTGGAAAATCTTCTATTCCTTTAATAATTGAAGAAGTATTATATGGCAAAAACTCCAAAGGAATAAAAAAGCAAGATCTTTTAAATAGAAAATATACTTCAAAAACATTATTTGCTAGATTAGATTTTAATATAGACGAAGATGAATATAGTGTTGAATTAAATAGAAAAACTACCATTAAATTATCTCTATTTAAAAATGGTACTGATATATCATCACATACCTCTAAGAATACATATAAAACTATAGAAGAAATTATAGGTCTAGATTTTAAAACATTCTCTCAGCTATTCTATCAGACATCTAAATCCAGTATAGAATTTCTAACTTCTACTGATACACAAAGAAAAACATTTTTAATATCTCTATTTAATCTTGATAAGTATTTATCCATTTATGAAATATTTAAAGAGAAGTATAAAGAAGCATCAAAACAAGTATTAAAGTTACAAGGTACATGTGATACAATAAATAGATGGATTGAAAATAATAAAGCATATAATACAGAAGAAAAACCTTTATTAAAAGAAATAAATCATGACATCTCTAAAGATTTACATGAAATAAGTAAGCTAAATATTGAGCTGAATAACATTGATAAAACTAATAAAAGTATAAGAGCTAATAATCAATATAAAAGCTTAATTGCACAAATTGATTATAACTTATTATCTGGATATTACAAAAATCCAGGACCAATAGATGATTTAATAAGAGAAAAATCTAAATTAGAAACTCAAAGATCACATCAACAAAAAGTAATTAAAACTCTAAATAGTCTAGATCCAGTATGCCCAACCTGTATGCAACAAGTAGATTTAGAATTAAAAAATAGTATGCTAGAGGGTGCTACTTTTAGATCGGTTGAAATACAATCATTATTAAATAGATTAGATGAAAAAATAGAATTACATAAAGAATTAGATAGACGATATAAAAGGCATATAGAAGCAGTAAATGAATTTGAAAAATTAAACACACTAATAGATAATTCATTACCATCCACTTTAGTAGATGAATCAGAATTAAAAAATACTATACAAAAGTTAAGTAAAGAAGTAGCAAATATTAAAACAGAAATTGATAGAATAGAGAACGAAAATAATAAAATTACTGAGTATAATATTAGAGTTGGTTTAGTAAAACAACAATTAGAGGAATATAAAGTTCAGTTATCTTCACAAGAGTATAACTTGAAAAGCTTAAGTGATGAATTAGTATATTTAGATATATTACGTCAAAGCTTTAGTACAACTGGGTTAGTAAATTATAAAATTGAATTCCTAGTCAAAGATTTAGAAAAAGAAATAAATACATATTTAATTGAGCTTACTGATGGTAAGTTTCAAATTATATTTAGTTTAAAAGACGATAAATTGAACATTAATATAGAAGACAATAATAACATTGTTGAAATAGATAGTTTATCATCTGGTGAATTATCCAGAGTTAATACTGCAACATTGTTAGCCATACGAAAATTAATGTCTCATTTATCAAAAACAAAAATAAACATATTATTTTTAGATGAAATAATGGGAGTACTAGATAATTTTGGTAAAGATAAACTAATAGAAATATTATTAAGTGAAACAGAACTAAATACTTTTCTAGTATCTCATGAATTCACACATCCTCTTTTAGATAAAATAACAATAATAAAAGAAGATGATATTAGTAGGATAGATAATGGTTGATAGTAGAGAAAAAGGAGCTAGAGCAGAAGTTGCTGCTAAAGGAATTCTAATGAAACATACAAATTTAGGATGGGAAAGAGTTCCTAGTTCCGGTGCATTAAACCCACGACATAAACTAAAAGGTGATTTATATATACCAGAGAAGCCAAATATATATGCTGTAGAAGTTAAACATTATAAAGAGGATCATATAAACTCTAAAATGCTAACTGATAAACAACCACAAATAGTAACATGGTGGGAACAAGCAGTAAGACAAGCTGATCAAATATCTAAAAAGCCATTACTAATATTTAAATTTGATAGAAGTAAATTTTTTGTAGCTTTTTTAGAACCTAAGCCATCTCAACTATTGAAATATTTTAAGTATAATAATACTCATATATTTTATATAGCTAAGCTGGAAGAATGGTTAGAAAAAGAAAAGCCAAATTTTATAGGTGATTAATGGGAAAAGCTTTTTCCAACATGTCAAATGAGACAACAGATGGCTCAAACTTAATGATAGTAGATGGACTTAATTTAGCATTTAGATTTAAACATGCTAATAAAAAAGAATTTAGTGTAGAATACTTTAATTTAATTAGGTCATTACAAAAGTCATATGATGCTTCTAAAGTTTTTATATTAGGTGATGGTGGCTCATATTATAGAAAGAATATATATCCAAAATATAAAGCAAATAGAGAAGAATTAAAAGCTAAACAAACAGAGGAAGAAGCTAATGAGTTTCAGGAATACTTAGTAGAATTTCAAAAATCATTAGCTTTATTACAGACTAAAGGATATAGCACTCTATTATTTAAAGGTGTGGAAGCAGATGATATAGCTGCATATTTAACTAAAAAATTAAAAAGTAAATTTAATCATGTATGGCTTATAAGCTCTGATAAAGACTGGGATTTACTAATAGATGAAAATGTATCTAGATTCTCATATAGAACTAGAAAAGAAGTAACAAATGATAATTGGTATGACCATTATTTATATGAAAGAAAAGAGTATATAAGTATTAAAGCTCTTATGGGAGATAAAGGTGATAATGTACCTGGAGTTGATGGTATAGGAGAAAAAAGAGCATATACCATATTAAAAGAGTTTGGTCCATCAGCCTTAGATATATATGATTCCATACCTCTAGATAAACCATATAAGTATGTACAAAATTTAAATGATTTTAAAGAACAACTACTAGTAAACTATAAACTTATGGATCTATTAACTTTTTGTGATGATGCTATTGGAAGTGAAAACATAAAGATTATAGATAGTATTACGGAAGAATATATATGATTGTAAATTTTACTGTTGATAATGATAATTGTATACCTTATAAAAAGCATGATACAGATGCTGGTTTTGATTTAAGGTCTAATATGGAGTTTTTCGATATATACCCATATGAATTTAAACAAATATATACTGGAGTTAAAGTAGCAATACCTACTGGATATATGGGAATGATTGTACCTAGAAGTGGTTTAGGAAGCAAAGGATTTACTTTAAGAAATACAGTTGGAATTATTGATTCAGATTATAGAGGGGAAATTATATTAATGGTAACAAACAATAGTAAGTCTCCAATACCTATTAATAAGTATGATAGAGTTGCCCAACTTATTTTTGTTCCAGTATTGTTACCAACATTAAACTTAGTAAATACTTTAGATGATACAATTAGAGGAGAAGGAGGATTTGGTCACACAGGTTCAAATTAATTGGCCAGAGTTACATTTACCTCCTATTAATTTATGGAATGTTTGGAAAATGCCTGAACCTAAAGACACTGTTAGAACATCATTTTTTAAAGGATATACAAACTGGTCATGTGAATTTTATCCATGCCATGATATGTCAGATTTTACTAAAAATGAATTTAATTGTTTATTTTGTTATTGCCCACTACAATACTTAAATTGTCCTGGTCCTTACAAAGTATTTATAGATAAAAATGGTATTAAAAGAAAAGATTGTACTAATTGTATTTTACCACACAATACTTATAAAAAATCATGGAACTTTATACAAGTATGGTTAGATAAACCAGAGCCTTGGA